AAGTCGACAAACTGATGCTTCAAAGTGATGCAACAAATTATCTTTCTTTAGGGCTTGAATACCACTATACTCATTTTGGAATTATACTCTGTATAAATCCATGTGATGATTATGGTTACCACTAGCTATCTTTAAATCTTTTATTTATTGTGTCCTATTGTATGTACACTGTAACCAGTTAAATCTTTTAACTGGGCACAGTTCACTAGGAAATCTTATATCCTTATCTAAGGCCCAAAATTAGTAATTTTAAAAAATATACTAAGTTAGGAACTAAGAAAATGGACGAAAGACTAACCAAAACCTCAGAGAAATGACGTTCCGATAGTAATCCGAAAGGACTAATGAAGGAAAATCGAAGAAAAAGAAAATACTTTTTCAATTTTAAAGAGGTAATTCGCTTTTCGAAGTGAATTTGTACTATATACGATATAGCACTCTTAGATCTTAAACGCCTATATCCTTTTATAAGGACTCTATGTCATTATGAGAGGAATAAGGGTTCAAAATTTCTTATCCTTATAATGAAGGAGGTCCGAGTTCACTTAGAAAATTACTTTCTGGGTTCTGATAAAAAAGAACACACTTTAGTAAAACTAAGATACTGTGGAATTCCTGTCATTTTAGGAGAAGCTATCCATATGTTAAAAGAGGGAAAACAAGCCTTAAAAGTTCTTGTTTTGTCGATCTTAACTATTGGTAGAAGTGCTAGGTTTAAAAAGTCACCAGACTTTTCAACTATTACAGATGAAAAATCATGTGAGGTGGGTATTCCCAAGTCTACTTACATTAATTTTAACCTTTATTTAAAGGGCAAGATTAATAATAAGAAAAGATTTACTATACCTGTTTTTAAACATTATCACTTTTCGACCAAGGCATCACCCATGGGAGACAACTCTTTTGATTCATTGATTCTGGAGCTTATTACGCTACCAGATGAACTCAAAGAGCATATATTCCATGTTGGAGGCCGAGATTTAAAGTTTAGGATTAATTTCCTTATCTCAAATTTTTATTTTATTGCAAAATCTTTACCAAATTTCCAAAGCGTTGTAGAGAAACTTATCAAGCGTCATTCGACACATGATGGGTTTATCCATCCCGCTGATATTTATAATAAGGATGACAGTTTTTATGCCTTCCTTAGTAAGTATAACAGAAAGTTGGTTAGTTTTGCAGAATATGAAGGCAAAACCCGTATTATCGGGCTGGTAGAATATTGGTCGCAAACGGCTCTAGAGCCAATTGCTACATTAGTCTTTAATGTTCTTCGTAACATTCCTCAAGATCAAACTTTTGATCAGGCTGAAGGTTGCAAAGAGCTTACCTTTGATATTCATAAGACATACTTTTCTCTGGACTTAAAAGCCTTTACAGACAGATTCCCAATGGAAATTGTAAGTAAATTGCTTAGTACTATGTTTAATAGAGAGTACAGTGAGAGTATTACTTATATATTGTGTGGTACTCCATTTTGATCTCCTGACCTTGATGAATTTATTTCATACAAAGTTGGTAATCCAATGGGGACCAAGGCTTCTTGAGCCTTGACCACACTATGTCATCACATGATCTTATTTCAGTGTTGTCTAAATCTAAAACAAGATTTCGGCATAGCTGATTATAAAATCTTAGGTGACGACATAATTATTTGAGACGAATTACTAGCTATTGAATACCAAGCAGTGATTAAATCTATAGGTGTTGAAATTTCCTATTACAAATCTATAACCAGTAATTCCGGTTTTACATTTGCTAAGAGACTTTTCACACTATCAGGAGAGATTTCTCCCGTTTCTTACAGGCTGTGAGCCCACTCTATGACGAATTATTCATCAATGATTGAACTTATCAGTATGTGTAGAGATAGATTTAATAACTTCGTGGTGTCCGAAAGCGATACCTTGCGAGCATCATTCGATTTAATGATTACCAATAATAGATCTATTAATAGATCTACAAGGAAATTCATTAATAATAATCAAACGATGCTACTTGATCTTTCTATTAAAAAAGAAAAGTTACTGAACAATGTACTCCATATTATTAAAACATATGGGCGGCAAAATCAATATACTTTCTTACCATGAGTAACATTAGAAAGACTAAAAGTTTTTCTAAAGGGAATCATGTTAGAAATGATAATGCAAGGGATCAGGAAATTTGATGGTTTTATTAAGTTATGTCCCGAAAAAATTGAGGACAGAACGGAAGAAGACCAATTTTATAGAATGAAACTGTTAGCATTTTCTTTAGATAATACTGACGAGATCACAGACCTAATATCCATATGTTTACCACATGAGGAAATTAACCAACGGTTAATTTTATCACCTCTGGCAAACCTTATGAATAATATA